TACTATACGTTCCTGTGACTGAAGTTTTAAGGTCAAGATAAACTCCATGACCTATTGTTGTATCTTTTAAATTTCTTAAATCTATTTTTAATAATTTTGTAGTAGTTCCCTCTGACGCTAATACATAAATAAAACTTTCTAATGACATAGCACCAATAATCTTAACACCTTTAAATTCCCATTTAGACCATGCGTTCTGTACCTTCTCACCACCATCAAAGAAATACTTATAGATATACATTGTGTTAGCGTATGTTGTAGACACTGTGCCACTATAAGGTGCTGTTTGACTATCCCCTGTGTCTGAAACTAGAAATATTAATGTATCTTCTGTAGTATTACTTATAATTTGATGACAGTTAGTAGGTATTAAATTTCCCACTGATACTGTAATATCCATACCATCATTAGTAAGTGTATCATCATCAGCAAAATATTCTCTTATTGCTGTATTGTTTGTTCTTGCTTGTGCAAAATATGCAAACTTACCTGCTGATACTGGTGTTACTTTATCATCATGTTCAAATGAAGATACTTCATTAAGTATAGCTGTTGTAGGTGATATACTTTCACCTGAACTATCTAATTTATATTGTGCGGTATCAGAAAATAATAATAAACTTTCATTAAATCCTACAGAGTTTTTAAGTGTGTTAACCTGTGTACCTGAAGCCGCAATATCAATAGGGTCAGTGTCTAATACTTGTGTAGAGGTTGTTGCAAAGTAATTAAAGAAAGAAGCATTTTCTGTTAATACTAAATTCTCTCCTGATAAGATACCTAATCTGTTTTTATAAAATGTAAGGTTATTAATTTTTTTACCAACAAAAGTTGGGTCAGGGTTAGTTTCACTATCTCCACATACTCTGTCTGTCCAATCTAATTGTTGAAAAGTAAATGTACCATTATTGTTATTAATCAATGCGTGTGGCATTGTAGAATTATCTACGCCTACAGAAGTTGCAGGTGCTATAGTTTCATTCCATACTCCAGACTTACCAGAAAAGTTAACATAGTAATCAGATAATGTATCACCTTCTTCTCCAGTAATTTTTATAATTACACCTGTTTTTCCATAAAAAGGTAACTTACTAAAATCTTGTATTTCATCTCTAATAGAATACATGGCTGTGTTACCAGAACCATCAGAAGTAGTTATAGTATAGTTAGCATTCTGGTCTGTTGGTTTTCCATAAATGACACTGTCGTATGCTTCAAATGTAAAATAAGAAGTAAAACCAGAATAGTTTGCTAAACCTTGTGTAGTAGATACAGAAGCATTAGTGTCAGTTCTAACTACTTTAAATCCAATACCATCAGCCGCACTATCCCAGTGTGTACTTGATGTTCCATATAAAAGTATATCAGTAATTTTGTTTGTATCTCTAAATTTTGCATCAGTAGAAGCATCATTACCTGAAGGTAACTGAAAAATTACTTCTAGTTCTTGTGCCATTGATGGGTGTTTCAATGCAACTTTATATTCTCTACCATAGTTCGTTAATTTACAAACAATTAAAAACTCTTCTACTTTAGCCGCAGACGTTGTACTGTCAGCCGATACTGTTGTTGCTGTGTTAGCAATAAATGTATAATCAGCAATGTTAACTAACTTAAAGTTTTCTCTAGGGTTTGTTGAAGTTAAATAACTTGAACCACTTGCAACTGTAACTGTCTTTTCATTACCTTGTAAATCAAATACTTTTATTCCACCATTATATAAAGCTACAATGTATTGATTATCAGCATCTCTTTGTATTTGCCAAAATTTTGTTTTGTTAGAATAAATATTACTACTGTCTAATGTTGCTACAAAATCTAAAGGAGGTCTTTTAGATAAACCATCTACTAAACCATTTTGAAAATTTATTTGGTCTTCTCCCTGATTGATACCTCTTTGTGTTGGTGTCTGTTGGGACATACCATTTAAGAAGTTAGGAATAGATTGTGAAACAACACTTCCCATAATTAGTAATGCCTTCTAGTGGGTCTATGAATTATAGAGAATGTATTGCTATCACCTTCAAGCATATTAATGTCACTCTCTTGGCTATCTGCTTGATGAAATGCCATAAGAGCTTCATTCTCATCTTGACCAATTAATTGTGTAATTTCTTTATCACCTATAAATCTAGCCGCAAATCTTCTTGCCGCTTTTAATGTAATATATTGTCTTGCGTATTCTGGTAAATCATTAAACTGTTGTACTAAAACTAAATCAACAGATTTAGGTGCTGTAGTAAATACGTCTGTATGGTTTTCCATGTCGTATAAATAACCACTTCTAATAGTGTAATTTAGGTGTCTGAATTGAGAGTTTGCGTCAGCCTTTACGCAGTTTGAAGGTAGGGGTACTTTGCTGTCACTGTCTAAAGATAGTGATTTATAATTTGTATGTGTGTTAAAATTCCACCCTTGTGATTGGATAGACATAGATGTTTCATTAAGAATATTTTTTGCTGTACTTACATCAACTGTAGTAGTTCCAGTAATACTGTTCACTGGTGCTTCTCCGATTGTAGAGAGCATTATATTTACAGCTTGTAATTCGCTAGTAGGTGTAATCTGTGTAGTCATCTATCCTTTGTGTTAAATTTTGTGTGAAAACACTGGGCGGATTGTCAGTGTTAATCTCCGCCCAATGTAAGTAAAGAGGGACTATGCCGCTTCTTTAATTCCGACTGCCGCTTCTGGTCTTAATACACCATGACCCATGCTGTATTTCGCAACCATCAACGTCCCTTGACGTCTAATATCATATTCTTTTTCAACAGCTAAATCCATTAGCTTAACAGTTCCGACTGCTGAAGGGTGAGATACAAGAGCAACAAAGTTTGCTAGGTTAACTGCTTGAGGAGTTGACCCACCATTAGTTGCTGAACCTGCGTCTGCACCTGAAGTAACATTAGAAGATACAAAATGAGGAACTGGTACTAATTCAATTCCTGCAATTTTTGCAACTTTTCCTGATGCAACACCACCATTAGCACCACCACTGAAGTCAACATTGACTGCATTAGTAGCATTCGCTAATTTGTAGTATTCTTCAAGTCTCATAAAGCATTTTCTGCCTTCTGAAGGAACGTAGTTTGCATCAAGTTCTTTAGCCGCCGCAAAGATAGCATCTATCATTGCGTTAGCCGCAGTAGCATCTGTAGAAGATGCGATACCTGTGTTTACTACGTTAGTTGTAGCGTCTCCACCAGTTACGTTTGCACTAGCTAGAGTTGCTTGACCAATAGTTTGTAAGATATGCTTATCTTTTTGGAAAGATAATGCTCTACCCATTTCAGTAGAGTACGCACTTCTTACGTCCCAATGGTTTTTTGCTTCTTCGATATTCGATACGAATACTGAAGATATTAAAAGGTCATTAATTGTAATAACCTTTTCGTTTGAGTTAACCGCAGAACCTAATATTTCAGCTCCAACTGCGTGATACTCCGCACCTATTCTTCCCATTACTGGAAAAGATGCAGATTTGCCGTTACTGATACTTCTTACCATATCAGCACCTTGTGTTTTTGAAGCTCTGTCAAATGAAGTAATTACTTCACCTGCGAATACTTTTAAAAACAGGGCATCATCACGAGTAGAACCACTATTAGCATTTCCGAATTTAACTGGATTTGCGTTTGACATGTGATTGTCTCCTTTTTTGATGTTAGTTTATAAAAGCCTCTTCAATAAAGTTATTTAGTCAAGATTGTCCTCCGCAGAGGGTCAAGTTATTTGGCTAAATTAAAGTTGGCAGTTGCCACGCATAAGCGTTGCACAACTATGTTAGCAATCCCACTTTCGAAGTGCTAATGCTTTTCTTGTAGGTCTGCCTTTAGCGTCAGTCATTCTACCTTTAACTCCTGACATTCTCGCACAAAATGATTTACGTCTACTACTTGTTTTACTTTTAGTAGGTGCTTTTAAATTGTGACCTTTGGTTTTAAAGAAAGCCCTTCCTCTAGCATTTAAGCCACCAGAAGGACTTTGATATTTTTTAGCAACCATTATGCTTTCGCAGTTTTGGCGGCACGTTTGAATTGTTTAGCAGTAGGTCTTCCTTTAGTACCTGCTGTTCGCATCTTTTCACCTGAACCTGCTTTAATTCTAGCACGTTTCTTATGAATGTTGGCGTATAATCCGTTCTTTGCCATTATGCTTTTTTCTTCTTATTCATTATTTTAGCTTTTAAAGCGGCAGGTAATCTTTTCTGTCCACCTTTTAACACTTTACTTGGTTTCTTTGGTTTCTTTCCGTACATTGTTTTTTCCTTCTGTTACGTTTTTAGTTATTTCATCAATTTCTGATATGGCATGTTTTGCATGTACTAATTTATCAAACTGTGATTTTATAGTTTTCATAAAATTATCATGGTCTGCAACACCAACAGAATTTTTTAAAAATGTATCAATAACTGCTGTACTCTCCGCAACCTCTGCGTCATACAGCTTTTTTAATGCTATTAACCACATATTATAAGTTACTGTTAGCTAATTTATTTTTAACTTCGTTTTGATATGCCATATCTTTAGCATATCTAGGGTCAGCCATAGCCTCTGTTACTTGAGCCCATGACAAGAAACCTTGTTCTTGACTTGGTTGTGCTTTACCTTCTACAAGTTTAGGCTCAACACCATTAGCTCTTTCAAATTGACCTTTAAGTGCATTGACAGCTAGTTTAACTGTGTCCATGTCACCACTGTTTACAGCTTTGTTGTAAGCAGTTTTCTCACCTTCAGTCATATTTTTAGAAGCCCAGTCAACCATCTCCTGATATGTGTCATCACCACCAACAGTAGATTTAATTTCATCTGCTTGTGTTTTAGCAATAGCTTCTTGACCTGCAATGTAACTATCCACATATTCTTTTGATATGCCTGCTTTTTCTAAAGCTTCATAAGACTTTGTATCTAACTCACCTTTTTCAGCATACTCTGCTTGTAAAGAAGACATATCTAAACCTGCATCAGTAACAGCTTTCTCAGCTATTTCTAAATTATTATCAGACTTAGGTGTTGCTTTAGCAACTGGGTCTACTTCGTCTTTTGTTTCTTGAGATTGTCCACCAAGTTTCTTTTCTAACTCTGCATATGACTTTGCTAAATCTTCAACACTGTTGAATTTTTCAGGCAAGCCTTCAGGTTTACTTTGTGCCGACTGTGTCTCGTTTGTTTGTTCTACTGGTTGTTCAATACCAGTTTCTTCTTCCTGTATTTCTACTTTATCTACCATCTAATTATCCTTCTTGTGATTGTTTCATAGCACCTTGTACTGCGGGTGCTATAGCCTTCTCTGCCATTTGCATCATCTGTTGATTTTGCATAGCATCTTCTTGAGCTGATTGTTCTTGTGCAAGTTCTTCATCAGACTTAACAAGACCTTCCGTATCAATACCTAAACCAGTAGCAATACGTTTAATTAAATCCTGAGCATTTAAACTTTGTACTACAGCAGGATTTACTTGTGCTAAGTTTGCAATCTCAGCAACAAATTCTCTTAATTTTTGTAAATCATTTCCTCTACCTAAAGCTTCTACACCTGTAATAATTGTAGGCTTAACAGAATTTTTAGGTAATGAAGGTATCTCATTTGCTTGAGACATACGTTTCATTAATATGGTCACCAAAGGTAATTGAAACTCTTGTGATAGTAATGAATATATACCACCCATAGCAGTTTCTAATTGTTGAGCCATGTATCTAATTTCTTGTGCTGTTACTCTTTCAGCATCTCTTTGTATAGCTGTGTTTAATAAGAAAGCATACGATAATCTTTCTTCTAACTTAGCAATACTTCTCTCTACGACTTGTAAGTCATATTGTTTTTGTGCTTGCAATACTGCTACATCATCACCACTACCAGTAATTATGTCACCGTTTCTAGTATTAGCTAAATCTTTTTTTCTAGTAACAGAATTAGGTCTTACCATAAATACTACTTTAGAAGATGCAGCTGCACTTTCTACAAGTGATTGAGATAATCCTTCTAATGATTTTAAATCACCTAAAAACTCTTCTACATAACCACGACCATAATCTTCATTATCTACTCTTACCATTCTTAATGCTTGGTATGGTAGACTGTCTACAGGGTATGTACCTTGTGAGCTTTCAATCTTAACACCTTTTACTTCTTGACAAGTGTAAAATTCTTTATCGTTTAATTTGTAAATGTGTGTGTAAAGTTCACACTCTTCATCTGGTTTGTAATCTTCAAACTGTGAAATTCTTTCTAATGTGTCACCATCTAAATATGTTGGATGAATAGTTTCTTCAATAACTATTTCTACAATGTTACCTGAAGCATCTCTTTTACATACAAAATTTGTTAAAGGAAATACTCTCATAGTTCCTTTTTTAGGTAAGTAAGTTAAGACATTACCTGCTACAATTAAATGTTTTAATGCTTCAAACACACTAACTCTTAATGCAAGTTGTTCTATTTTACTTGAGACTTCTCTTTCAATAGTTGCTAAAGATTTTTCTACTTCAGACTTAATTTCTTTTTGTTGGTCTAAATCTCTTTTAGCGTTACCTGATACTGATAATCTAAAAAATGGGGAATTGGGTGGAAGCAAAAGTAAAAGAAGTTTACTTGCTAAGTTGTTAACGCCTCTTGCGCCAACTGATTGAAATGGATTATATAAATCTGTAGAAGAATGAAAGCCATCTGGTGGTAAAAGTGAAGGTATAGTTAATTCACTACACTCTTGTCCTCTATCTAAAAAGTGTTCTCTGTGTTGTCTTAATGTTTCGTATCGCTCTTTAGCGCTTTGTTGTAACATATTATTATAATGCATAATATTAAGTTATATTTAAACCGGATGTAGTGGGTATGTTTAGACCAGAAGATGTTTGTAAAGCTGTAGTTCCAACTTTTTTCTTTTTCTTCAAATCTAAATCTTTGTCCATATCTACTGCTGTTTCTACTTTAGGCGCTTTATCTTCTTCAATAGGCGCTGAAGGTGGAATAGGTGCAGGAGCTTGCACAATTTGAGGTGCTTTAGGCTTTGATAAACACATAATTACTTCTCTGTCCTCTCTTTTAACATGTTAATAAACTTGACAACATCACGTTGACCTGCTTCAAAGTATATTTTATTAGGATTATCTGTTAAAACAGCAGACTTTTCAGGATAAACTTTGTTTAAAAGTTTAACTAACTCGTCTACTGTTGCAGGTAAAACTAAATCTTCTTGGTCAATCATATTGTTTTCTTCTAAAAAGGGCACTTTAGTCCCACAAGTTTCCTGTTATAGTTCCTTTGTTATATTCTGTAGCTCTATTCTCAAAGAAATTAGCATGTTCTACACCATTTAATACCCAGTCTAACCAACCTAATGGGTTATCTTTTACACCATAATTAGGTTTTAAAGACAATTGTAACAGTCTTCTGTCAGCAATGTATCTAATATATTGTTTAACTTCTTCTGCTTTTAATCCTCTGATACCACCCATAGCAAAAGCCAAATCAATAAACTTATCTTCTAAGTCTACCATATCTCTACATGTTTGATAGATACTTGCTTTAAATTTTTCTGTCCAAATATTTGGGTTTTCTTTTATTAATTGATGAAACAATTTAATCATGCTTTCAACATGGTGTGTCTCATCTCTAATAGACCAAGTTACAATCTGACACATTCCCTTCATACGTCCATATCTTTGAAAGTTAAGAAGCATAACAAATGATGCAAACAACTGTAAGCCTTCACCAAATGCAGAGAAACAAGCTATCTCTCTAGCCATACCTTCTAGTCCTTTACCTTTAGATGTAAACAAGTATTCATGTTTATCAGCCATCTCTTTGTATTCTTGAAATGCTTTGTATTCTTTATCAGGCAAACCAATAGTATCATTTAATAATGAATAACTATGTG